ACCTCGCCAGTCTCGATATCGACAGTCTGATAGTGGGACAGACTCCGGGAGCCAGTAATTTTCTTCATGCAGTACCTCGCCACATAGGCTGCACTCTCGAACGTCACCGCACCAAGTTCCGAATATCCGAAGGGCCACAATTCCTCCAGGGTAGGAGAACGATAAGTAGGAAAACCACTAGGACTAGTGCCATGCCGCACCTTGTCTAAGAAGTCAAAACCAAAAAGCAGAGCGTGATAATGGGGACGTGAAAAGTCCTCACCATACTCACCACACATATAAAAACGAACGCGCACGTTAGAAAATCGCGCACGAAGACGTTTAATAAAAGCTTGAAAATCCGAATAACGAAGAGACGAGCCAGGAGGCAAATGCTCATCCGAATAAGTAAGAGTTAAATAACAATTGACATCATTAAGTGCGGCCTCATGGACACACCTAATAGCCCACTCACGAGAACGCTTCAAACGACATCCCTTGCATTGACCACACGATAAAAAAAAAGAGGAGCTCAGAGCTCCTCTTTCAACGAATACCACAGAACCGTCATCACGACGGAATGCGGGCATCGGGGAAAAACAGGTCATCAGAAACGAATACCGCCACGCATCACCTGCGACATGTTCGCACCCTTGGTGCGCTTGGACTGACCACGGAACTTGCGAGCAGACTTGCCCTTGTTGACACCACGCCGACGTAAGGGACTCATAACGACACCTCCAAAAAGAAGAAAACTACTGAAATAATAGACAGGAAATCCATTCCTGTCACCTAGCACAGTTACATCAAGTATATAACTGTGCACCGCTACGCTCCCGGCGGGGGCTTTCGCCCCTACGCCTCCAGCCCCCTCCGGGGGCTATTTGCCCGGCACGGGGGCAGGTTCGTCCGGTACGACACGAACGGAAATGGGTGAAGGGGGGGGTACCGGGACGGGCTCCGGCATCGCTATGCCGAGTTTACGGGCCTCCTGGAGATTGTCCTTGTCGGAACAAAAATCCACAAAGTCCGCAGGGTCATTGTTGAAACGCTTACGAACGTGGGCGGGCAGCTCCATGAAGGACTCACGCGCCGCCACGATCAAATCCATGGACTGGCGGAAGTCCAGGGCGGAAGTGAAATCCCCCTGCAAGGGGGGAGCCAAAGTGGTCGGAACCTGGCCGGTCACGCCAAAGCGACGCACGATGGTGTTGATGTCGCATTCCTCCTTGAATTGCTGTTGAGTGCGGGACGGTTCACCGCACGAAAGACCGGACTCGTCAGACGCCGCATCACGGTCATAGTTGAACGCAGTACGAATAAAAACGGCCTTCATTTCTTCAGTCCTCCAGGTTGACGATTCTGATAGATGTTCGTGACCCTCGGGCCACGGATAGTCGAAGCACCAGCAGCAGCAGCAACACCAGCTTTAGCAGCATCACCGAGATAAGGCGACACATTACGACCCCACCAGGTCTTAGCAGCCTCCGCGCTGTTCCTGGCGGCAGGCTCTTCCAGGGACTTCAAACGACTCTCCACCTGGTAAAGACGGGCATGCGCCGGAATAAGCTCTTTCGTCTCGATGCGATTCTTCTCGACGTGTGAATCGGCCTCGCGAATCTTGGCCTCAATATGACGCACCTCAGCGTATAAATTCTCACGCTGAATCTCCAGGTTCCCAATCTGGGTCGAAATCAAATACGACGAGTTCTGACTCGTCATCCTCTCCTGGTCAGTCTTAGCGGTCTGAGCCTTGATCAATTCCACATCGGCATCATTGCGCTTGAGATCGGCCTGGAGACGCGTAGCAGCCATACCAGTGTTAATAGCGGCAGCCAAAGCAGGAGTAATAGTCGGAACATGAACCTGAGCCTGGGAACCGGACGCAGAAGCACCACTAGCAGCGGAAGCACCACCAGCAGCTCCACCAGGAGAAGAAGCACCGCCCTGGGAAACCGCCAACATCGGGTTAAGACCAGCGGCCTGCATATCCTGGACAGCACGTTGATAAGAAGTCGAAGACATACGCTCCTGGAAATCCATCTGACGTTGGGCCTGTTGAGCAGTGAACTCCTGTTGACCCTTGATCTGATGCTCCTGGAAGTACATCTGTTTGTCAGCAGAGCCCTGTTGAAAAGACCGGTTTAACTCTGCCTGGGCAGCACTAGCAGAATTAGCATTAGCGGCAATACGCTCGTTCGCCGCATTGGTCTCACGAACAGACTCCAAAGTCCCATACGCCGAAGCGTAAGGGGCGGCGGCACTGACATAAGGCTGAACAAAATCTGCCGCATCACCGAGGAAACTACCGATGCCGCCACCCGCAGCGGCACCAGCCGGGCCTCCAAAGAAACCGCCAATAGCGGTACCGATCGTGGAAAGGAATCCCATATCAGAAGTGGTCAATCAAACCGGGAACTGAATACATCGGGAGCGGACGCGCCGAGACAATATCAAAGAACATGTCAGAGATAAGTTGCTGGCCGTTGGCCGACGATCCCACAGCGAGAGTCCGCGAAAGGGGCGGCGAATCCTGGATAAAGGTCGAATTAAGGGTAGGCAAAGAGGTGAACTTCTGCGCCAAGTGCCAGGCATCAAGAGTGCCGGCGGCAGTCGAGCGGAAGAGACTCGTAATCTGGCTCGGAAAGTAGCGGTACTCCGCCCAACGTTCTTGATAACCAAATACGAGATCATCATTCGCATCACCACGGACATAGATCTCCTTGTTAAGAATGGTTTGCTCGCCCAAGTGGGAGAAAACCGGGAAGTAGAAATCATAACGAGTCTCCCTAGACCACATGCGCCGAAGACCTTGCTGGTACGTCAAGTCACCACGCACCGAGACAAGACCAATGATCATGCCGTGTTCAACGAAAGACTGACTGAACCCGTGATTAGCAGCCAGGCCGGTCGCCATGGCCGCGAGATTGCCCTGCGGCGTCGTGGTTCCGGTCGCACCGGAACCGGACGTCTGGGCTATCGGATTGACAACAATAGGCGTTGAACCTCCACCAAGATATTCTGGTCTTTGCAGCCTTGCATCCGGAGACACCACACCAAAATGGGAACGAACGATTTCGGTATATCGCGTGCCGCCACGAGCATCTCTCTCCAACAACTTCTGAATCTGAAATGACTGGCGCAACTGATTGATCGTCGCCGCCGTCGCCTGGGAAAGATCAGCGTACAAAGTCCCGTTCGGGTCATAAACCGAATCCAGGTTCGGAGTCACGCTATAGAACAAACCGCCGGCATCCGCACCGACGTAGGTAGGGCCCGCCACCAGGGCGTGCGTATCAGCACGGCGCACATTCCCTGGAACACCGGTAGTACTGGACAAATTTACAGGAGCACTCGTTCCCAGGGGAAGCGTAACGGAGTCACCTTTCTGCGGCCAGGGAAGCGCGGAAGTGAAATAATCATGACGCTTGCCGCGACGCTGAAGAACGTAGTCCGAATAGGTATCAGGCCCGTCATCGCGATCAACAACCAGGGAATCCTGAAGATTCTCATCGCGGAACCACTCGTTGTAGATCAGATTGTAAGCACGAGTGAAAAGCGCGGAATGCGACACCGTCGCCGCGCCGCCGACCTGGCCAACCGTAGGAAGACCCATGTAGTCCTGGAGAGAACCAATCGCATAGCCACCGGCCGGACACGACACCTGGGGAATCACGTAATCGATGGAGTCGCCCGGGTCGATCTGCTCACCCATGAACTTCTGCCAGTTGTCCCACACCAGGCGATTCGGAACAAAAAAGAAAAAGGAATCCAGGTGAAGATTGTCCATGATCGGAAACAGCGGAGTGGCCAACCTGGCAAAAGCAGTCATCTGAACCCGGAAAGAATCGCCAGGGAGAACCTCGTCGACCAGGACCGGAATCAGGTAACCAGCATCGAAAGTCGTCTTATGAGTCGTCTGACGACGGAACGACGAGCGCGGAACATCCGCGCGCGGCACCATGGCAAACTGATGAACATTGACACTCTGATTGCGATGCATCACACCCCCTTGTAATCAACGCCACGAGCCAAACGAATCGGCTCCGGCCAGATCTCGAAAGAACCACCATCATCAAAACGACCCATGTCGTACAGCTCGTAATCCTCCGGATGCGCGTGCATTGGAGAATCATCCTTCTTCACCTCGTCGCCGAACTGGCGCACCGCAATCCCAACCGCCGGAACAAAAAACGGTGGAAGAAACGCACCAAGAGCCAGGTCCTTAACCGCAACGATCGAACGAATCATCAAATCACCTCACTAAGTTATAGAACGCTTCAATTGACGGAGCTTGGCATCCAGCACCTTTGCACGAACGGCCATCCGCTCATCCGTCTGATGGGCCGCGCTCTTAAGCCCATCTAAAAACCGGTTGTACTGCACCGTGTCGGTCGTAATCTCATCATTGACACGATCCCAATCCAATTGTTTCTTGTCGTAGTAACGCGGCGTGTTGAACTTCGCACCACCGGGACGCACGACCTTCCCCTCCGGGTAGAAATCACCTCGAAACTTGTCAAGGAACGCGGCGCCTATGCCTGGCTTGAGGGACATCTTGTTGAACTCCGGTACACGGTCGAAAAGCACCTCGCCAGTCTCGATATCGACAGTCTGATAGTGGGACAGACTCCGGGAGCCAGTAATTTTCTTCATGCAGTACCTCGCCACATAGGCTGCACTCTCGAACGTCACCGCACCAAGTTCCG